CTACAGGTCGGCGTGCATGAGAGTGCCGCGATCCTGGGCGATAGCTATGTGATCGGTGAGTTTGACGACAGCCTGGGCGCTGACGGCGGCGTGCGGCTGGCTCATAACGACGCGAGCCTGATCCGCGTGCAATACGACCCCAATGACGCCAACGCCCTGTTATGGGCGGCGAAACGCTGGACCGTTGGGGGTATCACCTACCTCACGGTGTACTACCCGGCGCGGATTGAACGCTGGATATCCCGTTCGGGAAGTGCCGCCTGGGAACCACGCATCGTCGATGATGAGGAATGGCCGACACCGTGGCTGCTTGACGGGCAACCGGCGGGGATCCCGGTCGTGCATTTCCGCAACCGCGCCCGGTATGGGCTAGGCGTGAGCGAGCTTGCGGGTATCAAGGGCCTACAGAACAACGCCAACAAGACCCTAGTCGACCTGATGGCAGTATTGGATACCAACGCCTTCGCGCCGGTATACACGGTCGATATCGCCAAGCCGCGAGGTTCGTTGAACGTCCATCCCGGCGCGGTGTGGCAGTTCCGCAGCACAGCGGCTGAGGGTCGGCAAGGCACGGTTGGCACGCTACCGCCCGTCGACCCTGGTGGAATCCTGGCGAGCTTCGACAAGTTGGTCGAGATCATTGGGGCTGTAACGTCGACGCCCACGCACTTGATCTGGCGTACCGACCAGTTCCCATCCGGCGAAGCCTTGAAAACGGCAGAGGCACCGTTGCTGGCGAAGATCGAGAATCGCCAGACGCTATTGGGCAACGCCTGGGAACAGGCGATGCGCGTGGCATGGACGGTCGGAAGGATTGCTGGGCTGAGTGCCCCTGACTGGTCCGAAATCAATGCTGTCTGGCATGACCCATCGCCCCGATCCGCAAGCCAGCATCTGGCAAGCCTGGAAGCCAAGGAACGCCTCGGTGTACCGCGCACGCAGCTATGGCGCGAGATGGGCTACAGCGAAGATCAGGTCAGCCTGATGCTAGTCGCCCAAGAGGAAGAGCAAGCACGCGAATCTAATATCGGCGCGGAAATCCTGCGGCGAGCGGCTGAGGGTCAAGGCACACCGGCGACGTTGTGATGATCTCCCGGCTGTCCTCATGGGTCGGGCGTATTCGTCAGGGCGAGGACCTGCCCCGCACCCAGGCGGAGCCACCGCTAGCCGCATCCATTGACATGGACACACGACTGGCCGTGGTCAAAGAACTCAACGACCTATTTCAGGAAACTATTCTGGACGACGGCTGCCCGTTCACGGCTGACATCGTATGGGGGCACGATATGAGAAACACGGGCGGGGCGGCACCGAAGGTCATTCGCAATTCGACCTGCACGGTGCTGATAGAAATCCGTGGCGGGGCCGTTGGGGATGTGTACCCGTGGCCAGAATCAACGATCTACAAGGGCAACGGTCATGGCGATTGACGCCCCCATGCCGCCCGTCTTTGAAGTGGCGACCCGGTTCAACGATGCCGTCGTTGGCCGCGAGGCCCAAGCAGCGGCGCAGATGTCAAAAATCTATGTCGGACTGCACAGCGAATTACAGAGCAGCATTCGTACGCTGCTCGCCACGCTGAGCGACAACCCGACCAAGGGGGAGATAACCCGTCTGTGGCGAGCCTTGGGGCTTGAGGGGCAGGTGCTGTCGGGGTTAGGAACCTTTGGTGATGACGCGGCGTCGATCATTACCCAGGGGCAGGCGCAAAGCATTCAAACCGCTATGCGAGATGCCCGCAGGCTCGTCGATGTCGGGCTACCGCCCGGCGTTAACGTGTCGGTGCTAGAGGCGGCGGGCGTGGGCTGGAACCAGCTACCCGAGAGCGCCCTTATCAACATGCTGGGGCGACTGGGTGACGGGTCGCCATTGAGCGACCTGCTGGACGATTTAGGGCCGACGGCTAACCGGCAGGTGCGAGCGGCATTGGTTGAAGGGGTTGGGCTGGGGTTAAGCCCACGCGAGGTTGCACGCCGCACGCGCAATGCGTTCGGTGGGGGCTTGACACGAGCCCTGCGGGTCAGCCGCACAGAAATCCTGCGTTCCTACCGCGAAGGTAACCGGATGCAGTGGCAGGCGAACCCACAAATCGTCCGGCAATGGGAACGGCGGGCGGCATGGGACGAGCGCACGTGTCCCGCATGTATAGCCCTTGACGGTACGCGCTATCGCACCGAAGACCCCGGTGATTTCCACGTCAATGACCGGTGTGCGATGGTGCCCATCCCGGTGTCGTACCGGGACCTCGGCTTAGATATTGACGATCCGTCGATGGAGCGCCCGACCGCTCGCGATTGGTTCGGTGGGCAATCCACCGGTACGCAGCGCGAGATGTTGGGGGCGGCCAAGTTCGACGCCTGGAAAAGCGGGACAATAGACTTTAGCGACATGGTGCGACATACTACGCATCCTGATTGGGGGCGTTCGGCAACCGTTGCCACACTTAGCGAGATGGGGTTAGGAAAATGAAGAGGAAAGGTAAATTAAATTGGGAAGAGCATTGCCCCAATATGGGCACAGATTTATCGGAGATCGTTGAACTCGTTCGCCTGAAAACCCCGGTGCCCAACGTCCACCTGGACCTTGGCTCACCCCAACCGGCTGAATTTATCCTCTGCCAAGTGTGGGCTGGAGGTCTGCGGGATGCCGCGCTCGCGAAAGACCCCGAGGAACGCCAGCAGGCGCTCGATTGGGTCAAAGGCGTCGTAACACGACTCGGTAGCCCGAAGGCCGTATCGCTCCTCGACCTGCTGGTCGCAATTACTGGATCTTGGTACATCGAGCCAGAGGTGCAGCCCTGGCCTCAGCAGGGCTGATGCGAGAAGACCCTACAAGCCCTCGCGACCGACGGGACGACACCATCGGGGCATTATTGGGTACGATAAGCGTCATTCTGCTTATTGCTGCTATTCTGCTCCTGCTCCTAATACCCTGGCCGATGGGGGGGATCGTTAGATGAGTGGCCCAATAGTCTTCGCCGGTGTTGTCGGGGTATTCGTTGTCGCCGGATTAGCAGTGGTACGTCTTTTACATTGGGCGCTGCGCCGCTAATGCCCCGTGCCGTGCGAGCGCAGATGTATCAGTGGGATAGGCGGTGTGTGATGTGCGGTGAATCAGCGACTGGCTGGTGGGGAGCCGCGCACCTGGGACCACCGACCGAGAACGTTCTCTATACGTGCCTCAAACATTGGGACGCCATAGACCGCGAGAAGACGATGGTTGACGGTCCGATCCCAACCGGTGAATCGGACATGGCGAAGCGCCCGCTCTACATCGAGGCGTTGCGCCGGACGAATATGTTCGATACACGTTTGCTGATTCAGCGCGTGGCGAAGGAGGCAGATTTTGGCAGTGATGACCGATCCAACCATTGAGCGTGATGTGCTGGGCGTGAGCCTGCATACGCATGAGCGGCGAGCCATCCAGCGCATTTCGTCATCGGCGTGGTGGTGCCCATTCTGTGAACACTCGAACCAGCTAGGGTTTGTGACCGCCTGTGGCGGGTGTGGCGCAACAATCACTGACGATGGTGTTGACGCGCAGGGCGATCCGATCTACCACGCGACCAGCACTGTCCGAAGCACTGAGGCGATTCCTGACGATATCGCCCAGGCATTGCAGAACGGTTCGCCACTGCCCAGCCCGAAGCGCAAGAAAACGGCGCGAACCCTGCAAGATATTCCGCTCGATGCCTACAGGTTGGTTTTCAAAGCCTTGCAACAACCGGCACCGACGAGCGTTTCTGAGGCTGTCAACAGCCTACGGGATATCTCGAAATCCTTGTGAGTCGCAGTGAAACTCGACGAGCGAACGTCAACGTGATAAGACTGCACGTAATGCGGGAGCGCACACCACCATGCTGAAGATCGACGGGCAAGATTTCGCCGTGTATCACACTGGAGACCGAGGGCTGTCGTCCGACGACGGCTCCTTCCGCATTCTTGGACAAGTCAACGAGGCTGAGAACACGATCCTGCTCGAAGGCAACCTGCCGTCAACACGGCAGGAAGAAGTCCTGCTGCACGAGATGTTTCACGTCGCCATGCCCCACCTATGGGAATCCGACATCAACGCCCTCGGCAATCGCGTCCACGGGTTCCTCGCGAACAACGGGATGCTCAACGAGGGGTTCTTGGAGCGCGTCATGGACGGCCCAGCCCCATCGCATGTTATTGATTCAACGATTGACAATTTGAACCGTGTAGCGGCTGGGGAGGCCGACACGGGTATGCGGTTGAGTGCCAGTGGCACAATAGCCGCACGAGCAACCGTCGCGGATGCAACCGTTGACGGGGACGACGAGACCGGCAGTGCCGGTCACACTTCGCCTGGTCTAGTAGACGGCGAAGGGGAGCCTCCACCGGGCGGCAGTGCCGCAGGCGGTGAACAGGATGTGGGCGCGGCCTTACGCGCCAGAGATCGCGAAAAGGTCCGGGCGCAACGGGCTGAAGCGAGACTTCGAGAACTTGAAAAACGCGAACAAGATCGCGCACAAGCCGAGGAGTCGGAACTTCAGAAAGCCCACCGCGAACGGGACGAAGCACGTGCGGCAGCAGAGACGGCGTTGACGGCGGCTCGTGAATCGAGCGACCGCGCGGCGTTTGTCAGTGCGGCAACAGCGGTCGGATGTCTGGATGCGGACCTGCTATTCAGCGGGAGTCGCGGCCAGATTGACGGCTTGCGGGATGCCGATGGTGCGCTGCCACGCGAAGCGATTGACGACTTCTTGGCGGAAACCAAGGCGAGTCGTGCATACCTGTTCGGATCAGCCGGGGGAAACCGACCCATCCCACGCGGCGATGCTGCGGCGACGGGCGATGCGCCAGTGGACAAACCCACTGACCGTCTGCCCAAAGACCCGGCACGGCGCGAGATCGCTCAGTCGATCTATGACGGGATGGGCTTAGGGCGCTAACGCGCCGGGGTTTCCTGTTCGCGCTATCCCGGTGAACGCCGGGGAGACGGAGGCTGATTTCTATGGCTGGTTTTACTTATGAATATTCGCTTGGGGGCGGTTCAAAGCCTGCGCTGGGCATATTCAAGAGCAAGGACACCGAGACCCTAACGAAGGGTGACATCCTCAACCTTGAATCCGGCGAGGTGGACTTGGCTGCGACGAACGATGCCGCCTTTGTTGGCGTAGTCGTCGGGGCATCGAACCTCTCCCTGTCGGCTGAGGCGCAAGGCGTCATCACCGCAGTGGATTCAACGACCGAGATTATTGCGATCCTTGATCCGCTGGCCGTGTATTCGGTCGAAGACGACAACGCCCGCAACGCTGGCGCGACACTGGACATCTCCGGGGCAACCGGGGCACAGACAGTGGCTGCGACATCCAACGCGGACTTCACAGTCGTGACGACGAAACGCGCTGCCAGTGACCGCACATTCATCAAATTCACATCTGGCGAACACTACCTGGACATCTAGTCTGGGTATAGGAGGTTTATTTTGATCGTTCAGGGCAACTTTACAGACCTGCTTGAACCCGGTGTTCGAGAGATTTTCGACGCCGATGCAGGTCGCCCCTTGCCAGTGCGAGATGCGCTTTACCGCACGATCTCAAGCGCGAAGGCCGAGGACCACTACACCGGTATCGGAAGTCGGCGTTTGGTTCCCGCCTACGAAGGCAATATCTCAAACGAGGACTTCGACCAGTATTACAAGACGACCCTCACGAACATCCTGTTCGTGGACGGTCTACAGGTCGAGCGCTCGCTGTTGGAAGACGAGCAGTACGGAGAAATCCGCACGAGAAGCGAGCAGTTTGCCGGGTCCTTCCCTGACACACAGGACCAAGACGCGGCTGATATTTTCATTAACGCGTTTACGGATAGCGGTACAGACCGCACGGGGTCTTCGACCAACGGTGCTGACAGTGTTGCGCTGTGTTCAACGGCGCATCCATACAGCCCCGCGCAGTCGGGATCAACGCAAAGCAACGAGGGCACTCTGGCCTTGTCGATGGACAACGCAGAAAGCACCATGATTGCGATGCGGAAGTTCGTCACCGACCGTGGTCGGCGCATGAACGTCAATCCCGATCTCGTATTGGTGCCGCCCGACTTGCAGCGATCTGCGCAGCAGGTATTCCCGCGTGACGCTCGCGTCGTGTGGGAGCCGGGCAGTGCAGAGTTCAATGCCAATATGTTCGCCACCAACGTCGACGGCGTTGGGGTGCGCGTGGTGGTCTGGAACCTGCTGACCGACACCAACGCCTGGTTCCTCATCGACTCCCGCCTGATGAAGCAACACTTGATCTGGCAGGAGCGGGTTCCAATCGCCCTTGGTAGCGGGAAGCTCACCTGGGACGAGGAAGCCGTGCAGTTCGTGGGCCGTATGCGGTACAACCGTGGGCACACGCACTGGTCGTGGATTTACGGGCAAAACCCCAGCTAGGCGGGTAATTTCCTAGCAGTAGACTGATGTGCGGGTCGTGGGGCTCGTTGAGCTTCCTTCCGGGCTTCACGGCCCGCATCATTGGTGCGCTGAGGAGGCGCACTGGCTATGGCAACAAACTTTCCAAATGGATTAGCATCGAGGGGCATCCCGCTCCCGGCTGGCCCTGTAATGCCGCTCACCAAGGGCACTGTCTTTCACGTCGATTCCGGTCACGGGCAGGCCAACACCGGGAACTCCGGCAAGAAACCGGGGCAGCCCCTTTCCACGCTGGACTCCGCGATCGGTAAATGCACCGCCAACAACGGCGATGTGATTCTCGTTTCCGAAGGCCATTCAGAAACGTACACGGCGGCTGGCGACCTCACGTTAGATGTTGCCGGTGTCACGATCATTGGGCTTGGGATCGGTGATGCCAGGCCGACGTTCCTACTTGACGCGGCTACGACCTGCGATATCGACGTGACAGCCGCTGATATCAAGATCATCAACTGCCGGTTCGGTTTCGGACATGCCGATGTCGTTGAAGGGTTTGACCTCAGCGCCGCTGGTTTCACGCTTGAGGACGTTGAATTTTATGACAACGCCGCGAGCGAGAACGTCGTCGATTTCATCAAGACCGCTGGCGACAACACCTGTGACCGGCTGTCACTGATCCGCGTGAGGGCCATCAGCCCGGACACGGGCAATGACGCTCTCGTCGAGGTAAATGGCGACCTGGACCAGCTGACCATTGTTGATTCGTTTATCAGTCTGGGCACGCAGGATTCCGAAGCGATTGTCTCAGTGGCTTCTGGAAAAGACCTCACGAACGCGTATATCGTCGGCAATGCGTTCTACCGTCTGAACACGGCTGGGGACATCGTGGTTGATTCTGATACCGCGAATAACTCCGGCATCGTTGCCCATAATTACACCGGGCACGCGGACACGGGGTCTGAGATTCCGTTCGATATTACGGGGGCGCGACTCTTCGAGAACTACTCGACCGCTGCCAACGACACATCGGGCTACATCCTGCCAGCAGTGGATTCATAATGATCCGCTCCTATCGTTTGAGTTCTGGTTCGACCACTGGGGGTGCTGGGTCGAGTGGCGCCACTGCTGTCACCAATTCCGAGATCGTCGGTTCGGTGTTGGCAATTGGCGTCATTTACAACGGCTCCGCGCCCGCGTCCACTGATGTCACGGTCGCAACCGAAGCTGCGGTGGGTTCTCCGTCGATCACGTTGGTAGGGCTTACAAACGCCAATTCTGACACGTGGGTCTACCCCGCTGCCGCGCTGACCACGAGTGCGGCGGCGGCGGTGACTTACGACGGCACCAACGAGATCTACGTCGGGCAGCCCATTGCGGGTGAGGTCAAGCTCACCGTGGCACAGGCTAACGACGCCGACAGCGTGGATATCTGCCTCGTTGTTGACGAGGGGTAATCATGGCGGCACAGAAGATCGAAATCAAGGTGACCACCACTGGTTCATCGGGGTCCGCTTCTGGGTCGTCCGGTGCGGCTGTGCCGGTGGGTGCCATCGTGCGGAAGTACTATCTGGACTTCCACGCGAGCGCCCCTGGCACGACCGACACCACGATCAAAGCTCTTGGTTCACCAGCGGATGAGACGTTGGTCACGCATACCAACAGTGCGACCGATGGCTGGTTTCACCCAGGCGCTCAGATGGATTCCGAGACCGCAGCGGCAGTGACCGGGGCATACGCACCGCACATACTGCACGGCGGCATACTGAGCGTGGACCTGGCGCAATGTGACGCGCTCACAGACGCCGTAACCGCCACCTTTTATCTGGAGGTCTAACGTGGCTGTCACCACATTCACGTATTCGTATGGGGCCACCTCAGACCTTAATCGGGCACGGGCGGGGCTTGGCGATACCGATCAAGCCTCTGCCCTGTTCGATGACAACGAGATTACCGATGCGGTGGAAATTGGCGGCTCATGGCAAAAGGCCGTGGCGATCCTTGCGAGCGCCCAGGCGGCGAAGACTGCTCGTGAATTTAGCTTTGCTGCTGACGGGGCAAACTTCCAGCGTGGTCAACAGACCAAAGCGTGGCTAGCCATAGCGGCGCAGTATGACGGCGAAGCTGATAGCGGCACGCTGACGACGACCTGGAAAGACGGGTACTCGACCACCATTGACAGTGACGACTCATCGGCATCCAACCTTTCACTGGCGAGCTTGAACGAGTGATTTCCGAAGAGCAGTTTCGAGTGATGCGTTCCACCCAGGAACAGTCGATGCTCAGCGTCGCCGCCATTGAGCGGCGGTCGCTGACATCGGATGGGCAAGGTGGACAGACGGCGGCATATACGACCGTCGCGAATGGTGTCCCGTGCCGTCTCGCACAACAGTCCGGGCATGGCACCGGCACGGGGTCGGAAACCCGGTCGGCTGACGCGATCCGCGCCGTCACCAGTTGGGTGCTGACGGTTCCGCATGGCACCGACCTGCAACAGGCTGACCGGGTGCGTGTTGCAGGGAATGCCTACGAGGTGGCGATATTGATACGCACCGACCACGCGACGGCAGTCCGCGCACGCCTGAGCCGGAGCTAGCGCTTCGGGTTCATTGCCGAGCCTGCGGGCGGCATATTGCCACCATCGACCTCGTTGGTGACAGCCGACTGACGGTGCGCTGCAAATGCAATGCGTGGACCCACGTCAGCAACCAGCCCAAAGTCATCCGGCGGGTTGCTGATGGTCAAGGCGGCATGATTGTCCTGCGCGTGATTGACGCGGCAGCGGATGACGCGGTATAAACCATTAATCGCGCGGGTCAATAGGCCAACCGGCCTGACGAAGCGGGGGACGATCCCTCCACCAGCACCACGGTGGAGGTTTTTCTTTGGCCCGCGTCGGCGTTACAGCCAGTATCAAGACCAAAAAAAACGCGCTGCCCAAGCTGGCTCGCAGTATCGAGCGCATCCTTGAAGACGTGCTGGATGTTGCGGCAGAGCAAACGGTCAACCGGATGCAACACCACATCATCCGAGTTGATTTCGTTGACACGGGGGCGACGCTAAACAGCGTCACGGTCAAGCGCAAACAGCGCCTCGAACGAGCCATTGGCCCGACCACGCACTACGCGATCTACGGTGAATTTGGTACGACCCGGATGCGAGCGAGACCCTTCGCGGCACCGGCACTCAAAGACGTAAAACCCCACGCAGAAAAGGCGATGGGCGAAGCTATTGTCAAGTTCGTGAAGGCGAACTGATGGCATCCCTACACAACGACTTGCTCAAGGGTGTGTACGACGTGCTGCAAGATACTGCGACGCTCGATAACTACCCGAAGCGCGAGGCAGCGTCCTTCACGTCCGACGTGCCGCTTCCCGCCATTGTGTTCGGCGTACAGGATGCACGCGGCACGCGGGGAAGTTTCACCCAGCGGCATTGGGACGCCGACGTTCTCGTCAAGGTCGTCGCTGACGGCCCTTCATACAAATCCGCAGGCGACATCGAAGATCTGATCGACGACGCCCTGGAATCGGCCACGTTAACGGTAACGGGATTTACCCACGTCTCCTGTACGCGGGGCGTCGACGTGTCATTTGCTGAAGACCTTCCCGGCGGCGGCGTCGTATGTCACGTCGGGGCCATCTGGTCGCTATGGGAGGACCGCGCAATATGAGCAAGTTATATGAGGTGCTAAACAAGGCCGGACTCAAGGTGCTGAATGGGCCGGGATCGAAGCCGTCCTCGTCGCGCTTTGCCTGCGGTGAGGTCGTCGAATTCGACGGGACGGAATATGTCGATATTGATGCCCTGTTACGTGTCCGGGCCATCAAGCCGTATCGCAAACGACCGGCAAAAAAGGAGAAGTCCGATGCCAAAGGGTAAAAGGTATCCGAAAAAGAAGAAGGGTAGACGGTAATGGCCACACGTATCCACGGTAAAGACACCCAGCTTTACATTGACCAGTACGACTTTAGTGGTGTTGCGCTGAACGCCACGGTGACGAGCAACCGCGAGGTTGCGGACGTGACCGCGTTTGCTGATACAGACATGACGTACGTGTTCGGCAAGATGGGCGGGACCATCGACATAACCGGTCTATGGTCGGCGGCTTCTCCTGCATGGGACTCCTTTCTGTTTTCGGATTTGGGCACCGATGGAGTGAACGTCTCGGTCTGGCCCGAAGGCGCGGCGGCTGGCAAGCGCGGCTGGGCGGCTGAATGCACCGGCACCTCGCACCCGTTCACGGCGAACACCGGAGACTTCATTAGCGCTGACGTGAGTTATCAGACGGAATCGGCGCTGGTCTATGCGCGGTCGTACTGGCAACAGACCAGCGGCACGACAACAAACGATAACTCCAATGAGTACCAAGACGGGGCGATTAGCTCGTCACAAATAGGCGTCGGTTTCCTCCAGGTGTTTTCAGCAGGCGGGTCTTCTCCAACGCTCGACATAAAGATCCAATCTGATAGCGCTGAATCTATGTCAAGCCCCACTGACCGCATTACGTTCACCAGGGCAACCGGCGCAACGGTGCAGCGGCTCACGGTCGCCGGGCCTGTCACTGACGACTGGTACAGAGTAACGATCGCGGCTGGCGGTTCATCCCCGGCG